CAACTGCATCAACATCTGGAAATGGAATAACTTTTCCCTCATCTGCATCAATGTCTACAGATGTAAATACTTTGGATGATTACGAGGAAGGGACATGGACTCCGGAATTACGGGAAGAATCTTCAAACAGAAGTCCAACATATTCTTTTGTATCTGGACGTTACGTTAAAATTGGAAAGTTGGTTTACATTGAATTTGGTTTAGCTTTAAGTAACAAAGGTTCTGGTAGTGGGTCTGGACAGATAAGAATATATGGTTTACCATTTACATCATTATCTTATGGCGCTTATCAAGAGCCAAATGCAAGGTATTTTGGAGGTGGATTTACAACAGCATCCACAACAAATGATGTTTTGCAAGTACCAGGAAACGTAACTTATCTAAGGGGCTGGAAAACCGATAATGCAGATGCTGTTATTGGTGCAACTGCTGTCCCATATACGGAAATTACAAATAATTCATTTTTTATGTTGCAGATGTACTATATTACTAATTAAAAAAAAACAATATGAAATACTTATTTTTAATTTTACCATTATTTACAATGGCGCAAACATCTACTTTTGTAGAAAAAGAAATTATTTCTGAATTTAATATTCGAGAAAATAATTCTATTAATGTTAGGAAATCAAATCAAGTATGGAAAGATACTGTAATGATTTCTGAAACTTATTGGCGATGCGTTTTAATGCCAAATGACTATAAATTATTTGAGGTATTAAAAGGTTATGATGATTATATTAACCTTGCTATTGAGGCATGGAAAGATATAACTGATACAACAGGATTGTTTCCATTAAATGAGGAAACTGATAGTATTTATTACACAGGGAATTGGCGATTAAACGTAAACAATGTAGTTACAAATGGTAAGATTAAATTAAATGCAAAGGGTAAATATATATTTGACCCTAATTTAAATCAACCATTAATTGAAAATATTCCATTAATTATTAAAACTAATCTAATTAAGATAAAAATAAATAATATAGATATTGTTTTGATAAAAAATGAAAATGGTAAATATATTAGCAATAACAAAAATATTAGGCTAATAAAACTTGAATAATGAAAGCAGTTATTTACAACATTTTTAAACTTGGCTACGATGGCATTGCCTATTCCATTTGCTGCGGAGTGCTATTCTCGTTTTTCCTTCCCATAAAACATTTTTTAATTTTTACAATCTTTGTCGTTTTTGCAGACACAGTCACGGGAATCCTTGCGGCAAAGAAAAGGAATGAGCCTATAACGAGCAAAGGGCTTTATCGCACATCGCAAAAGGTGGTAACCTATTTCTGCGGTATAATGATTTTTCACGGGGCAAGTATTACTTTTGGACTGCCATCGCAAATTACCTATTCTGTAAGCTTCATCATTGCAGCTACGGAATTGTTTAGTATTTCGGAAAATATAAAGTCCATAACTGGAACAAATATTGGTACAATTATTCTTAGATTTTTCAGACGTTAAAAACAAATAATATGCAAACTAATTTAAAAGATGCCCTTAAAAATGCAGATGGAATAAAGTCACCAATGGGCGATGTGGCTTGTTACTCAATGAACTTTGCGGAGTTAGCCTCGGAGATAAATGTTCATCTTGAAGGCAACAAGGTAAAGTTTACTTGGCGGGAATATATCCAGTTGGCTCAAATCATTTGGGACAAGATTAAGGAGACAAGCCGCGAATGTGCTGGGAAGGAGATACAAGTGAAATTACCAGCCAAGCTATCTTTGATAAGCGCAGCATTTAGCCTTATCGGGTTTAAATTATAGGCGCAGAGAAGTCGCTACCTTAGTGCCGAGGGGAGTTGATTAATTTCTTCTCCCCTTAAAAATATAAAACATGAAAGCAAATGAATTTTTAATATGCCTTGATGCCGGGCATGGTGGCATGAGAAACGGAACGGGCCCAGAGAAATATGTTACCTATCCTTCAAAGTGCTACCAACATCGCACAGGCAAGTTTCATTCCTATGGATGGTTTTTTGAGGGAGTGTTTAATCGCTCATTAGCTAACTATTTAGAGCAGTACCTTCTTGACTATGGCTTTAAAGTTAAAAAGATATACGAGCCTATCAATGACACAACATTGAATAAACGCTGCCAACTTGCCAACTCCTACGCATCTGTAGCTAAACACTCTGTCCTTGTTTCCATACATGGCAATGCAGCCGCAGCAACAACTGCCAGAGGATGGGAGATATTTACATCACCAGGAGAAACGAAAGCGGATCTGCTTGCGACTTGCATCGGGGAGCAGGTGAAAACTGCTACACCAGGTTGGGTGCATAGGGCAGATTATTTAGATGGAGATTTGGATAGGGAGGCAAGGTTTACCATGCTTACCAATGTGTCAATGCCTGCGGTGTTGTCGGAGAATGGCTTTTTTACCAATTATTCTGATGCTGGTTTAATGATTGATTTGTCTTGGCAGCAGAGTATTGCTAAAGCGCACGCAAAGGGCATCTTAGACTACGCTGTGCAGCAAGGTGTAGTGTGGGAATAAAAAAGGCGCAAGTATCTCTCTTGCGCCTCTTAAACACCTTAAACATCAACAAACACTAATTAACAACTATATCCTGCAATAACTTATTTAATAATCTAACGGCTGATTCTTTTACATCTTCTTTCTCGTTGTTTATTTTAACTACTTGCCATAACAAAGATACCATTCTTTCCGGATTCATATACTGGTAAAATTGTTTGTTTCTTTCATCTTTGGAATTGTAAAAAGATACAAGTGTTGATGCGGAGGATACGACATTATTTGTCTTAATTCCTTTTGGATACTTTGCTATCATAGCATCACAAAGTGCTATTTGCTTTTTATCCAGTCCATACGTTTTAGCAGCCATGTGTTCCAATTTTTAAAAGTGTAAGTTTAGTTTTCTCTTGTTTCATGCGATGTTCAATAATGCCCATAAACCATTTATCTTGTTTTCTCCGATCCTTCATTGATTCGGCTATGTATATTTGTTCAAGATTGTTAAGACGTTTTCTAATAACTTTTTCCTGTATCATTTGAAATATGCTTTTGATATTAACGCTAATTGAAATGCGTCAATTTCATCTTGTGATAATTTTTTGTTTCCAGTCACTTCAAGCTTCATTCCTTTAATTACGGACATGGCATAATCTAATGTCCATTTGCTTCCTTTATCCTGTGGTGATATTCCTTTTACTGTATGGCCGTACAACTCTAACCAATCTATTGTAAATCTACTGGCACCTTGGTTCATGCCGACATTTCGACTAATCTTTGTCCTTGCCTTGCCATCAACATACTTCCTAAATGTAATATTTTGTAGACTTGAATCTTCCACAACTACCTTTATATCAGTTGCCCAGGTCAAAGCATCCCTTGCCCAGTCGGCAAGTTTCTTGTACTTTCCAAAATAAACTTTATCCTCATCAATAATACAAACGGCAAATCCGTTAAGCCTCATAGATGGGTCAATGCCTACGAATTTTGCCATAGTTTATTTTTTTATTTAGAAAGTTACGTTTAAAATATTTGCTTACAAATTTTAGCAATCCAATATAGTCATAGTATTTATTTTTATACTTCCATAAACCTGCTACTGGATAGTATTCAAAGTTCTGTGTGCCGTAAGTCATAAACATAGTATTATCATAGGTTGTCCTACTGTAGCCATCCCACAAATTAATACCAGATAGTAAATCATAGGTGATAGTGTCAATTGTATAGCTTTCATCTGCCTCACTATAATAACATCTTTCTAATTGTTTATTTCCTATCTTTTCAAGGCTCATAGTGTTATAAGCAAAGAAATGATTGTTCTGTGCTGGTAAATAAGCAACTGTTAGCATAAAGCAAACGGCCATAGTAAACTTGATCGGCTGTGTGCTGGTAATGTTTGTTGTAGTCGTTTCTTTAACTAACCTTCTCCTCCTTGTCTTTGGCTCTTTTACTCCGATGCCGTATGCCTCTATGCCTTTCTCAATAAACTGTATTTCTAAAACATAGCCAAAGCAGATAATAGCACCAATG